AATAAAAAAGATGATGTTTTAGGCTCAGGAATCTCCGAGCAAAAACTCAAAGAAATGATGAAAGATGAACGCTATTGGAAAGATAAAGATCCTAGCTATATCTCAATGATTTCAAATGGGTTCAAAAAGCTCTATCCAAATGAAGAATAAAACATCATCAATCATGCAAGAACCTCATTTAGGTTTTGAATATTTTGCATTTGTGTAAACAGCTAAATGTTTAAATATTCACCCTAAGCTTAGATTTATTAAGAGGTATTAATATCATTAAATATATTGACGCTCGTGAGATAATTTTTGCCAATATAACACTAATCCTGCCCTCAAGATAACGGTTATCCGCCTTGAGGTTTTTTATGGGCGGTTTTGAGGTGAAACCATAACCCGATTTTATAAAAATATAACAATTTTATGGAGAAAAAAATGTCAACTAATATTGATAAATCGTTTATCAAAAACTTTGAAGCTGATGTCCATTTGGCTTATCAGCAAACAGGCTCAAAACTAAAAAGCACCGTTCGTTCTAAGAACAATATTGTGGGCTACTCAACCACCTTTCAAAAAGTGGGCAAAGGTACTGCAAGCGTTAAGGCTCGTCATGGTTTAGTCCCTGTGATGAATTTGGATCATGAACCAGTAGAATGTATGCTTTATGATTATTATGCTGGTGATTGGGTGGATTCACTTGATGAATTAAAAACCAACATTGATGAGCGTAGAATTATTGCATCTGCTGGTGCTTATGCTTTGGGTAGAAAAACCGATGATTTGATTATTTCAGCCCTTAAAAATGCTGAAAATATTGTGGGTGATTATTCAAGCGTATTGTCAAAAGACTTAATCTTAAGCTCTTTTGCCTCAATGAATGAAAATGAAGTTCCAGATGATGGGCAACGTTTTGGTATTGTTGGTCCTAACCAATGGAACCAATTGTTAAACATTACTGAGTTTTCAGACAGTGATTATGCGGGTGATAATTTGCCATTCTTAAAAGGTACAGAAAGTCGCAAATGGCTAGGTATTGTGTGGATGCTTCATACTGGTTTGCCATTGGTATCTGGCACTGATAGAGACTGCTTTATCTATCATAAAACCGCTATCGGTCATGCCTGTGGTTCAGATGTTCAAACAGACATTACATGGCATGGTGATCACGCTGCTAACTTTGTTAATAACATGATGAGCCAAGGTGCTTGCCTAATTGACAATACAGGCGTGGTAAAAATTAAATGTAAAGAAGCTTAAAAATTTAAGGAGAAATAATTATGGCTTTTAAAAATAAAGACTTGAGCGTGCTTGCTTATGCCAATGGTTTTACCTTATGGCATTATGTTAGTGCTGATGCCAAGGCAGACGTTGCCACTTCTGGCTATTTTAATGAAGTTGCCGATACTTTGCGTAAGGGAGATTTGGTAATTGTTAACGCAGGAACAGAAGGAACAGCAGATAACACAATTATGGTGGTTTCTGCTGTGTCTGAGGGCGCGGTCAGTATTGCGGATATGATGGCTGCATAAATCCCAATATAAAATAAAAAGATGAGCGGTGATTAAGCCGCTTTTTTTATATCAAAAACTAACAAAGCACGGGGGATTAGTTTCTTCCGTGCTTATTTTTTAATAATGATACGCAGGCATGGCTAACATAATTTGGGGCTGTTAATAGCTCTTTATTAAATATTTGAGCCACCGTAAATGCGTAAGGAAAAGACAACCTAGAGATAGAACAACGCTTTTAGAGCTAGGAGATAAGTTAAATGTCACTTGCTCTAAACAAGTGTTTTTATGGAGATTAATATGAATATAAGCAACATAGGTATTTCATCTAGGGCTTTGCTCAAAATTGGTGCAAATACCATTTCATCATTTGATGAAGGTACAGCAGAGGCTGAGATTGCGGCGGGCAACTTATACCCATTAACTCGTGATGGAATGTTGTCATCTTATCCGTGGTCGTTTGCAGTCGCTCAGACAACATTAGCACCACTTGCGGCAACTCCTGTGGCAGATTATGCCTATGCCTTTCAACTTCCGTCAGATTTTTTGCGAGTAATCTCGGCAGGTGTGGGGGCTAAAGGTAGGGGGCTAGAATATAAGATTATAGAAAATCGTTTGCACACTAATGTGCAATCATTGGTGATTACTTATATCTTCCGCCCCGATGAGAAAAACTTTCCCGCTTATTTTACCCAAAGTTTGATAGCAAGATTAGCAGCAGAATTTTGTCTGCCCCTGACGGAAAGTACGAGCCGTGCGGAGTTCTTAATGAAGATTGCTGACGAAGAATTTAAAAAATCAAAGTTAGTTGATGCACAGCAAGAAAGACCAAAAGCGATTGAAGATTTTACGTTAGTTGAGGTAAGAAAATGACAGCAGCATCAGTTATAAAAACTAACTTTACCTCTGGAGAGGTGTCGCCCAGATTATATGGCAGAGGAGATTTGCGAGCTTATATAAATGGCTGTCGAGAGCTGAAAAATGTTTATATTCAGCCAACAGGTGGGGTGATTAGAAGGAGTGGCTTGCGTCTGGTTGATAATGTTAATAAAGAAGGGCGTTTAGTATCATTCGAGTTTAATACAGATCAGGTTTATTTGTTGTTTTTCTCTGATTATTTAATGGAGGTTTATACCGATGAGGTTAAAACCGCTTCAGTAGAAACACCATGGAGTTTAGAACAACTTAAAACCATAAATTGGACGCAAAGTGCAGATACTTTAATGGTGGTTCATCCAGATGTGCCACCACGCAAAATTACTCGTACTTCTAATGCTGATTGGTCGATTGAAGAATGGAGCTTTTATGAGGAAGATGGGTTTTTGTGTCAGCCATATAATCGCTTTATAAAAACCGATGCAACACTAACTCCATCTTCAACAACAGGTGCTATCACGCTTACATGTAGTGAAGACTTTTTCGACAATGATTATGTGGGATTACGCTTAAGGCTTAATGATGGTGAGGTGAAAATTAATTCTATCTCTTCGGCCAACGAGGCTAGTGCAACGGTGACTAATGCCCTAAGCTCAACCTCGGCTGATAAAACATGGGAAGAACCATCTTTTTCAAGCATTAGGGGTTATCCTGTAAGTGTAACTTATCATCAAGATAGGTTGGTAGTTGGTGGTTCGAGAGATTTGCCAAATCGCTTGTGGCTTTCTAAATCATCTGACTTGATGAATTTTGATTTAGGAGAAGGATTGGATGATGAAGCAATAGAATTTTCTATTCTTTCTGACCAAGTTAATGCGATTAAAACAGTGTTTTCTGGTAGGCATTTGCAAGTTTTTACCACAGGAGCTGAATGGATGGTAACAGGAGACCCGCTTACGCCGTCAGTAATACAGCTTAAAAGGCAAACCAGAGTAGGCTCATTGAAAAATAGGAATATTCCCCCTCAAGATATTGACGGGGCAACTGTTTTTATTTCGTCAAATGGTAAAGAGCTTAGAGAGTTTGTTTTTGCAGATGTTGAAGATGCTTATCAATCTAATGATTTAGCAGTTCTTTCAGAGCATATATTAAAAAATCCGTTAGATATGGATTATGATAAAAACCGCAGATTGTTATTCATTGCGATGGAAAATGGTAAAATTGCTTGTGTGACAAACTATCGCTCAGAAGAGGTTACAGGATGGAGTAAGCTAGAAACAGCTGGCGAGTTTATTTCAGTATGTGTGGTTTATGATAAGACATATGTTTTAGTTAAGCGTAATGAGAGCTATTTTATAGAGGTGTTCGATGATGATTTATATACAGATTCATCTCTAACAGGCAGTTCTTTATCGCCCAAAGAAGTTTGGACAGGCTTAGAGCATCTAGAAGGAAATACAGTTAAAATAATTGGTGATGGCGCGGTGCTTGAAGAACAAGAGGTTATTGATGGAAAAATTAATTTACCTTTTGCGGTTAGCAATATTGCGGTTGGGCTTTCGTATGAGCATGTTGTTTCATCATTGCCAGTGGCAATCGGCACTAGTGCAGGGGCAGACTATCCTCAAAGGGTTCGCTTAATTGAAGCCAGCTTTAAGATTGTTGATACCTCATTATTTGAGGTTGATTTAGGCGGTGGGGTTAAAAATATACCGCTTAAAAAGCTTGGATTAAGTGGTGTTTTAGATGCCGTTCCTGAGAACTTTACAGGTGACTTAAACCTAAAAGCCTTTGGCTGGATTGACAATATGCAAAAGCCATTGTGGAAAGTGAAGTCTGATGCGCCTTTATCTTTAACTATTCTATCGGTATCAACAAAAATTAAAACAGGAGACTAATCATGGGAGCAGCAGCAGTAGCCTTGCCTATTGGTATGAGTTTACTTTCAGCACAAAGAGAAAACCAACGCCAAAAGGCCGCTTTGAATTATAACACCGAAAGAGTGCAACAAGAGCTGGCCGAGAAAGAACAAAAACGCAAAAACTTATTAAAAGAACAGCAAGCAAGACAAAGAGCTTTATTTGCATCTGGGGGCGTTAGCTCTTCTGGTGGTGGTTCGGCAGCGGCCGTGCAAAAAGGATTGCGTAATAAAACCTATGAAGAGCTAGCTAATGATGCAAGCGCTGCAAATTATCAAATTGGTTCTGCATGGCAAGGAGAAGCTATAAGGAAAAACCGAGTTGAAGATAGCATGCTCTTTAGTGGTTTGGGTTCAGTAATTAATTTACAATGAGGGTAAAATGACACATATAAAAATTGGAGATATTTCTCCTAAAATTCAATATATTGCCGATGGTGATATATTAACTTTTACCTTCCCTTTTGCGGTATTTAAAACCTCAGATGTGGAAGTTTATTTTGATGGGCAGGTGCAGTCATCTGGTTTTTCAGTTACGTTGAACGCTGATTGTGATGGAGGCTTTGTAGTATTTGAAGAAGCACCAAAAGACGGTGTTTTATTAACAATTCGTCGTTATCTGATTATAGAACGCACAACAGATTTTCAAGAAGGTGGAGCTTTTAGGGCTAAGGTGCTGAATGATGAGCTAGATTATCAAACCGCTTGTTTGCAGCAATTATCAGAAGATTTGAAATCAAGCATGGTTTTACCAGCTTATGCAAATTCTTCAATTGATATGACACTACCATTGCCAGAGGCAGGGAGAGCAATTGTTTGGAACGATGAGGCTGCTGGTTTGGCAAATTCAGATTCTGTTTTTGACAATATTGTCCCTATAGCAGAGGCATCAAAAATAGCAGCTGAGCAGGCTTTAGCCGAAGCTATAATTGCTAGAGATGAGGTTTTGAACTTTAAAATAGCAGCTGAAACAGCGCAAAGTCTTGCTGAACAAGCAAAGTTAGCTGCAGAAGTTGCAAGGGATGCTGCTGATGATATTGTTAATTTAGGGGCGCTAGCCAATAAAGATACAATTGGCACTATAGATATTGACGCAGGTTCGGTTAGCTTAGAGAAGCTTGAAACTGTAGCGGAGAATTCTGGTAAATTCATGGGGTATAATGAGGAAGGTGTTCCAAGTCCTATTGAAGTAGATACTTCATCTTTATTGAATGCATCGCTAAGCAATATTAATAGTGATGGGCAGACGGCTATATCTAATTATATGACACCAGACTATTCTGCAAGGGTAAGTGTTTCAGATGCAACATTAACGTCTAGTACTGGTTTTGTGGCGCCATCAAATGGCGTGATATATGTATATACAAGCAATTATGATAGTAATACCACTGTATATGTTGATGGAGTGTCAATGGGTATTGGAGGCGCTAGTAACTATGGGGATTACCATATTACAACAATACTTTTGGCAAAAGATACAGTCGTAAAATGCTCAACTGGAGGAACATCCTCTGGCAACTTTGATCCTATGAAAACAGTAGTATAACAAAAAGAGGAGTAAAAACTGTGGTTAGAAAATACGCCAAGATAGCAGATGAAGAAACTAAACAAGTTGATGTTGGTTTAGGTGATAATAGCAAGTTTTATAAAAGCTTGGGAATGGTAGAACAAGATGTCGAGCAAGCCTATAATGGTTTTTGGTATTTGTTAGGTTACGCACCAGAAGAACCGTCCAAAACATATTCTGAATTAAGGGCCGCAGAATACCCATTATAGGGAGTTTCTAGATGCCGAGGTTAAAATTAACTCTAGTGATGAAGCATTGATTGCGGAAGGAGAAACTCAAAAGGCAAAATATGTAGCTGATTGCTTGGTTGTAAAAGCTAAGTACCCAAAGCCAGAAAGTGAGGCGTAATTTTGCTATAGAGAGAGTTTAATCTAAGTTTGTTATACCGCCATAAGTTAGGGCGGTTTTTTAATAGGTGAAATCATAGACAAGGGAGGGGATGATATGGCTCGGCGAATTCCGAGGACGCTTGATGGTTTGAAGAAAAACCTCAAGAAAACATTGCCAGAGCGTATCGCAAAAGTGGTGGAGAGCTATGACTCTTTTGCATCTTCAGATGTGCCTGAGGATGCAAAAGGCTTTGCTGGACATCACTCTGCTTGTAAGGCGGCGGTAGCTCATGCAGAAAGCTTGTTAAAACTAGCTAAATGGACTGAAGATGAACAGGTGGCAGAAGAACAAGATAAAAAATCAAATGAATTAATCGCTTTGCTAGCTGAAGCGAGGGAGGATTTAGAAGATTAGGGGGATTAAATGGATAAAATAGATTTTACAGAATTTGTGTGGATATGGAATAAATTAGAAAATTTAACCACCCCTAATCATCAGAAAAAAATGTCTCGTTGGCTAAGCAATATATGGTTTGCAGAGGATAGAAAAGCACTCATGATGGCTTTCAGAAATTCTGGTAAATCAACGATTGTTGGTTTGTTTTGTGCGTGGGTTTTGACCATAAAGCCAGAAACTAGAATTTTAGTAATGGCGGCTGATTACTCATTGGCAAAAAAGATGGTGCGTAATGTTAAAAGAATTATCGAAAAGCACCCCTTTGCGAAGCATTTAGTTCCTAGCAAAAAAGAGCAATGGGCGTCAGATAATTTTATGGTCAACCGAGGGGCTGAACTTCGTGATCCATCAATGATTGCCAGAGGCTTAGGTGGTAATATTACAGGGTCTCGTGCAGATTTAATAATCTGTGATGATGTTGAGGTGCCAAAAACCTGTGATAGCTCAATAAAAAGAGCAGATATGCGAGCAAAGTTAAGTGAGCTAGATTATGTTCTTGTGCCTAGTGGAATGCAATTATATGTGGGGACGCCTCATAATTATTACAGTATTTATGAGACGGAAGAAATAAAGGACGGGGTCGAACCTTTCCTTAAAGATTTTACAAGGCTTGATTTGCCAATCTTGAGTGGTGACGGGCAGAGCGCTTGGCCAGAGAGGTTTTCATTAGAGAGGATTATGGCAATTAGGAGGCGTAGTGGCGAAAATAAATTTTTGAGCCAAATGATGCTTAAGCCAGTTAATTTTTCTCAAGGAAGATTGGCAGTTGATAAGCTGATTTTTTATGATGAAAAACTCACTTTAAGTGAGTGTAACCATAAATATGTGATGCAAATTGGTGACGTGAAAATGGTCTCAGCATCTTGCTGGTGGGACCCGTCTTTTGGCAAAAGCGTTAAAGGTGATGATAGTGTAGTTGCTGTGGTTTTTTGCGATGCAGAAGGTGGTTATTGGTTGCATGATATTGAATATATTAGAGTAGCTGATGAAGATAGCGATAAATCGGCTTCTATTCAATGTGCCAAAGTTGCAGAATTTGTTAAAAAATATGATCTGCCCGCCGTTCATGTTGAAAAAAATGGAATTGGCAGGTTTCTCCCTGGGATTTTGCGACAAGAATTAGCCAAGGCTGGAATATCTTGTGCGGTGATTGAAGAAACATCT